TCCTTCGGATAAACCAAATGGATCGGGCATAACACACTTTTATTTCACCTTCTTTGTACGAGTAGTTTTCTTTGCCGCTGGTTTTTTAACAGCTGGTTTTTTAATAGGCGTTGGCTCTTCTGCCAAGGATTTAATTTCTACTTCAGCTAAAAATGGCCATTTTGTAGCTACATTAACTTTACCAACTTGCATATCCATCTTTGGCATATAGCCTAGCTTGTCAAACATCCAGTTAATAATAAACATTATTTAGCTCCCTTTAGGGCTGTAATTTCTGCAGCTTGTGCGTCTATTTTAGTTTCTGCCGCAGTAACACGCTTACGTAAAGACTGTAGCTCACAAATTATCAAAGCAATCATTTCTGGCGTTGACGCATCAACACCTTGATAAATAGGTTTACCCTCTTCATCAACAGCATCAGGCTCACCACTCACTGCGCCTGGAATTATTTGCTGTAGTTCATCGGCAATAAAACCTTTTTTAGTTTCACCTGTGGTTTTCCAAGTAAATTGTCTTGGTTTTAAAGCGTCAATTTCAGCGCCAGAATTTTCTAAAGGAACTATATTGTCTTTAAGTCTACGATCTGAAGTTGTTTCATAACTAGTAGCTCCAGGTGTTACTACAATTTGTCCAGAACTTGTGCTGTTATATTGAAAAACTAACGCATAAACACTGCCGCCAACCATGTTAATACCCAAACCCGAAGACCCACCACTGTAACTTTCAATATACGCAGCAGATTGTGAGTAGTTGGTTCCTTTTACTGTTAAGTTAAAATTACCATAAAACAGATTACCGCAACCAATACTGCCAGTTGCTATCAAATTAGATGTCCCTATTCCACTAGAGGTAAACTTAGCGCCTACTACGCCCCCGGCATAAATAAATACTTGGTCAGAAACAGATTGGGTTATGTAGTTACTACCTGTACCAACATAGTAAGTGGGGGATGTTACGGACGATGAAAATGTAGGGCTTGTTGTGGTGGCGGGGGTATAACCTAGGGCGTTAACAACATTTGAATTAGTCAAACTAATCACAACGTTTCCAGAGGCAGGGCTTACGTTAATGTTTGAACCTGCAATGCTGTTTACACCTGCGGCGCTCCCAGACGCTGAAATTTGAATACCACCTGAGGTGTTGTTAATACTAATTCCCGTGCCTGCGCTCAAAGCCGCCGGGACATACGCTCCGGAAGAAGTTCCTATTAAAAGCTGCCCAGCGCCAGGGGAAAGAATAGTTCCTGTACCACCACTTCCTATGGGTAAGACACCTGAGATTTCCGTTGTAGCGCTGACAGTGGCAGAAGAGGTAAAATCACCTGTACCACCCGGGGTTTTAACAAATCCCGCTGTAGAAAAGCTACCCTTGCCTGTACCGCCTTTTGTAACGGTTAAAATAGGGCTAGTGTTTGTAGTTTGAATACCTACAATAGCGTACGTGCCATCACAGAATACTAAAGTAGCTTCGTTAGTTAATAGTTCTACTCCACCCAACAAAGGGTTAGAAATTTGTGCAGCGGTTCTAACTGTAATGGTCTGGTTAGTGCTGTTTCGTACTACATAAAGTTTTGTAGTAGAAGGAATTTTAATGGTTACAGCGCCGCCAGGAGTTCCTGTAAACTGTAAAACAGAAGAGCGAGCCTCGTCTTTTGTACCATCTAAAGCCTGTACTTCATAAATCCCTGCAGACACCAAAGGAATTACGGCCACCCCCGCTACCGCCTGTTCAAGCAAAGTGCCCAAGTTTTTATTGGTAGTATCGCCCCATAATCCAGATTGTTCGCCTGGACCAATTAACTCTAGTCTAAGTAGGGGGGAGTATTCAGATGGCATGGTTTATCCTCTTTAATGTATTATATCTGTCCAATTGCCGGTTTGGGTATCGTCTACATCATCCCAACCTGTAATTGGTTTTGGTATATTGTTCCAAGTGCTTGCTTGTAAGTCATTTACAGGGGTCCAACCACCTGTTTGAGAAGCGTTTACATCATCCCAAATCGAAAGCTGACCATCTGGCACTAGACCCCATACTAGCACACTTGTTACGTTAATAATAGCCGGAATGCCGGTAGGACGGACGGTTGCGTTACCCTTCCCGGTAACAACACCTGGAGGGTCCACAGCGAACAACATTTGCTGGCCAGTGGGTTTCCCAGTTGCGCCTGCTTTGGCTCTTACGCTATTTACTAAAATATGTAGGGCTTCACCAGTAATTAGGCTATTAGCATCTGCTTTGGTCCGTAAGTCATTAATTGCGGCACTTAGCTGCTGCCCTGTAATCCTGTAGCCAATCTGGACACGAAGGCTATTTTGCAAAATTCGTAGCTCTTCCCCTGTAATTCTTCCGGAAGCATTTGCTTTAGTTACTACGGAGTTAATCAAGGCATTAAATTCTTGCCCAGTAACTGAGGTATTTGCGTCCGCTTTTGCACGGACACTATTCTGGTATGCGGTTAAAAGCTGGCCTAAAACATAGATAGCAATACCTGTTTTAATGGTTCCAGTAAAGGCAATTAGCTGTTCGCCAGTGAGGGTTGCAGAGGCTTTAGCAGATACTGTGACATCATTAATATAGGATGTCATTGAAACGCCGGTTATTAAGTATCTTGCAGCACCATTCAGTGAACCTGAATAGATGACTAAATTTTGGCCATTTAAAGTAACATTACCAATGCCTTTAATCTGTAAGTCATTGATATAACTGGTTAATTGCTGACCAATTAAGTTTGCGCTTGCAGGGGTTCCTGTACCAAGGATCGTACACCAAGGTGCTTGAGAGAAGGCTGCAAACCCGAAGCTCATTTAGCCTCGCCATAAGATGATAAATACTTAGTAAATGCGTTTTGCTGCGGTGCAGCTATTTCTGGAAATAGGCATTCTTCTACAAACTTATTTACTTCTGCAGGATCTAACCCAAGCGAGGCCATTACCCGTGGGGTATGGGGATTCTTCTTTTGGTTTTGGCAGTAGTAATTCTGTTCCATGGTGTAGTCTTTTTCACTTTTAAACCCGTGTATATAGGCTAAATAATGGCTTAAATTACGCATAGCCAAATCCAAAACTTTTGCAAGTTCCGTCTCATCTGATATGTTACCAGCGGCCACCATGTTTGTACTAAAAATATTTCTAGCCCACTCCGGCAAATCTCGCTTTTTGCTCCACTCATAGGGGGCAACTTGCTCAGCAAACCAGGCGTTTAAAGGATGGTCCCCTATGGGGCTAAAGTCGTGGAAAGCGCCAGTAACCTTGTTGGCTCCGGCGATAATATCAAATCCGTAGATTGGGGCGGGATTGTTGGTATTGGGGAAGATGCACAAGTGCATCATGTACAGTTTTTTAGTATCCCTAGCATCCACAATGTCCAAATGAGCACGGCGAAAAGCGCACCCACCGTAAACGTAATTAGGCCAAGAAAAACTATGTCCTTCATCTAATTCTTTATATAAGGCTAGGCGTTGTCTGACTTTACTAGCAAAGTCTTCAAGCTGTTGGAATATTGTGGGCATACATTAAAATACCCAAGATGCAATTGAATATCTAACACCTTCTGTTATTTTTTGAACGGTGTGTGGATATATGAACAAACTAGGAAAAAGCAAAATATCTCCTTTTTCCATTGGAATAACTTCATCATCAAATAAAACAAATTCCCCGCCTTTAAAATCATCGTTAAGCAAAACAATCATTGTGAGTATTGGGATGCCTCTTCTTTCACCCTCAAACAAACTATGTAGATGGTCACAGTGCGTGTGCATTTCTGTGTTTTCGGTGTACTTTATGTGTTTAAAGCCTGTAAATCCTTGCCAGGTAGTAAACCAACCAAAGCCTGTATCGTCCGCAACATACTTACGAATTGCCTCCCAGCATATAGGCATTAAAAGATCAGACGAGGTTGGTAGCTTGTCAAAGCCCGTTTCAGGATCTCCACCACGACTATACTCGTGTAATTTATTATCTACATAATGAGTAAAAATGTGTTGTTTCAGGCTGTTGGATTCTTCAAGCTCTTTGATAGTTAAATCACATAGTTCGCTAGAAATAACACCTTTGTTTAGTACGGCATAATCAGACAGGTTCTTTTTCATCGGTATCCAGTAAGTTGTGATTATCCGCAATTTCGTCAAACAATTTAATCGCAAAGTCTAGTGCCATATTAGCCTCGTCCCCCAAGTCATCAGATAAGCGCTCACGGACTTTAGCAATTAATCCAGTACGGTCATCAAACTCATACATGTGCCCCGATCCAGGAATAACTTTTTTAATCATTTGGCCACCATATAAATCACCAAAATGCTTTGCGTAGATATGCCCCATTAGTTTTTCTTTTGGGACGGTCTCTAAATACTCTAAGTAATCTGTAGTTGATTGATAAATCTTTGCTGGGAGAAACGTTTCGATAATATCTGTTTCAATAGCTTCGGCCCTGCAAATTTCTTCAATGCCTTCAAGAAGACCATAATGCTTAGCTAGTAGTTCTAATTTGGTATAGCAGAGAAATTGATTTAATAATAAGTCAGCATATATTTCTTTGGGTATGCTGCCAGATAAAAGAAGCTTAACAAAGCGGTGGTTTTCCGCCCTGTCGTGATTATCTTTAATTAAGTCTTTAAGTGGCATCTGGAAATCCTATGTTAAAACTAATAATAATCCGATCTTCAGTAGAATTATTTGGTAGTGTTTTGTGGGGAAGCCATGACGGAAACAAAAGCATTTTCCCAGCTTCTGCCTTTTCTTGGTGTTTTGTATATACGCCAGGGAATACAGTAGGATTGCTGTGAACTAGGCACATAGTTTTTGTAACCCAAGACGGATCGTGGAGTACTATATCTCCACAATCCTCTGGAGCTTTTGCATAAAAAACACCGCTTAATAACGAGTTTGAGTGCACGTGTTCTGGGACAAAGCACCCTGTTGGGTATATAGTTGTCCACATATTTATTATATGGAATTGAAAAGAGCCGTCTGAAACGCTTTTAATCATTGTCCCTGCAAAATCATAAATAAACCGAGTTACGTTATCCCATTCGGGGTTTGTATGGAGGTCTTGAACAGAATTAAAAGATGTTATCCCTTTAGTTAAAAAGTCATTTTTATCACTTGACTTTGTTCCTCTATCCCATTCTTCAGATACTAAACTACCCTCAACCACATTGTCCCTAAACTTATAAGCTAATGTAACAGTCTCATCACATATATCTTGACAATCTGATTGCCCAGCTAATAAAGGGGTGTGAAAAATACTTTTAAGGAATTGGCTCATTTTATGTCGGGTATACTCCAGTTATTTAGTTTCTTCTGTAACTACTGGTTGATCTGGGCTTAAAGGCCATACCACTTCTTCAGGTGTTTTTACATTAGGATATTGTTTAGGCAAATCTCTTAAAGCTTGGCGATATTTTGCCCAAGCTTCTTTTTGAGTTTTTGTTAAAGGCGCATCAGTGGTTTGTGTCCAATCACTTGTAGCTAATCTTGCGCTACGTGGCCTTTTAACATACATATCTAAAAGCTCTTCTTGAGTATATGGCGTTATTTCTATTTTATTTCTAACAATACCATCTGTATCCATGAAATATTCTGTAGTCCCAACGCAATAGCCCAAAGTTGCATCCATACGGGAATGTTGAAATTCTACATACCCATTTTCAGCTAAAATTTTAGGAGTCAATGCTGGAACTTCCAAAGCCCTTTGTAGGTTATCCCACACTAAAGGATGTCCAACCGGATTGTTGTTTTTGTCTACTTTAATATAAAACATCTAGAAATCTCCAATTTTAAGGTACAGGTGTTTGGTCAGCTGTAAGTGTAGATGGGAACGCACGTCCAGCACCCCAAATAATACGTACGCCTCCAGTTCCGCCGTATCCACCAGCTTGAGGCCAGCTATCTCCTTGACCACCACCACCTGCTCCAAAGAATCCACCTTGGAGGTTAGATGATGTTGATCCAGTGCCTGAGTATGGGTTTTCACCATACATACCACCAGTACCTTGTCCTGACGCTGCGGATCCACCATAACCCCAATACCACACGCCACTACCAGGGCCATTATAAGAACCAGCGCCACCAGCGCCACCAGGACCGCCGCCAGATGGAGTCCAAGGTAAAAGGCCTGAAACAGCATTAGAACCTTGTCCCAATAACCCTACACCACCACCGGAGGGGTATCCGTATGTAGATGAATAGTTATAACCAGCAGCACCTGCGCCGCCAGAACCAGTACCGGCGCTGGGATTACCACCATTACCTACGTAGCCTCCAGCGCCGCTACCAGAAGCATAACTACTACCATAACCACCAGCGCCGCCGCCATCTCCTGTCCAACCGCCGCCATAAGCATTTTGATTGGGGCCACCTGTACCGCCATATGTCCAATGGCCACCACCATATCCAGCAACGGTTGACGAATTAACAAAATAGGAATTACCACCTAAAAGCCCAAACGAACCATATGATGTTCCAGTAGCACCTTGACCTACAACAACAGTATATGAGTTTCCAGGGGTAACGCTAATATTATTTTTCCAGCCAAGACCACCACCAGAACCTCCACCGGCAGATGAGTTATAACTTCTTGGGCCAGAGCCTCCACCACCTACAGCTACAGCACTTACGGAAGTTACACCAGCAGGTGCTACCCATGTATATGTGCCCGGACTATAGTACAAAGACTGACCTACTGGATAGTTAATTTGGAATGTCCATGTAAAACTCTTAGACGCTGTATATGGGCCGTTTGTTACAGTAACAGTAAATGTATATGCTGTGCTAGGGGCAGTAGAACCAGGAGCAGTGCCAGTAAGTAAGCCGGTAGATGCGCCTAATGTCACCCATGAAGGCAACGCTCCCGCAGAAATTGTATAAGCAGGGGTTCCACTACCAACAGTAGCTTGAGTCGAGTTGTTGCTAAATGAAGAAGAAGGCACAACTAAAGTTGTAGTTGGCAAAGTATCCGTATTAGCAAATACTGGGACCGCTGTGTTAACTGCTGCTGTAATTGGTTTTGTAGCAGTTCCACTACCAGCACTACCTGTTGCAACAACGTTAAAGCTGTAGCTTCCTGCGGCTGTGCCTGAACCGAGGGCTAATAAACCCGTACTAGAATTAATACTAACTCCTGATGGCACAGTGCCAGTTAAACTCCATGTGTACGGAGCAATCAAGACATTCGAAAATACTGCATATTGCGATGTAATACCATAACCAGGCGCTGTGTATAAACTTGCAGCTCCAACAATACTGTTTAAATCCAGTGCACTCCAAGACAAAGTTGTACCTGCACTTGTAAGAACTTTACCAGTTTGACCAACAGAAGTTGGAAGTGCTTGTGGAACACGATTATTTACATACCCTCTAACTGCATACTCAGTAGGTACGGCCTCATTAGAGTTACCACTTAATGTTGCGTCAGAAGAGAACTCATTAATTGTTTCGCCTAACTGAGCGCCAATAGAACCTAAACGCAGCGATGTTAAACCGGCCAAGTTAAAAGCGTTAGCATTCAAAGTTGCTGTACCAGTAGCTTGGTCTACTCGGAAATACTCACCAACACGGAAGTTACCATCTTGGTCTGTAGATACATAGTAAACACGTCCTGGGAGATCCTCATTAACCTCATTACCTTGTGCAGGTGGCTGAGTTGGAATGCCGGGATAATTAGTTGTTGAAATGCCACCAGTGCCAATATTAAGGAAGTCATGACCAGTTAAACGAATCTGACTGTAGCCATAACGAATAGTAACCACTGCACCAGGGGCAGATGCTGTTAACTTTTCTTGGGCAAGCGCAAGAGACATAACACTTGACGAATTAACATATGTTCCACTTACAGATTGAATAACGTATGATGCTGAATCACCTGCAATTTGAATACTTGCTCCAGGGGATGGCGCAGCACTAAATCCATTTGCTACTAATAAGAATCCTTTTTGGTTTGATACGCCACCAGTATCAATTACTAACGTGTTACCAAAACCGTCGTTAATTGTTTCGCCGTTTGTAAAGTTGGCTACGGATGTTTGGTTGTAGTAGACCTTACCTGCAGATGCTTGTAGGTTGGTAATTGTTCCAGTAGCACCAGAAGACTGACCTGTAACAGTTCTTCCCGCAGTAAAGCCGTTTAGGATTGGGGCAATTGTGACTGTTAATTGCTTGCCATAGAGTGCTCCTGTAAGTGGTGTTTCTGAAGCCAAGAAACCAAAAGAAGCTGCGCCCCATGTACCATAAGAGTTATTGCCGTTAAGCGCACGGATAACACCACCGCCAGATGAGGCGTATCCAAAATAGGCGTAGTATGTAAAGCACGATACTATTTCACCACGTGAACCTGCAGCAACCCAAAAGCCAATACCATTATTAGCAATAACAGTATATCCATGAAATAACATGGACTTATATCCTGAGCCTTGTACTGCGCCGTTTACATATGCACCAATACATCCAGTGCCAATAGCAGAACACTCTACAATATACGGTGATTTAGTAGTTACAGGAGAAGCTGGGTTTAACGCAACTACAATACCTTTTGGTGTTGATGTGCGAATATCGCTGGCAGTTGAACCAGGAACCCAACCAGTCATTCCACTAAATGTCATGCTATGCAAAGTAGATGCGTTTGACATCAAGAACATGGTTGCTTCGTTGTTTGGTGTAACTCCGTCTGCTGCTAAACCTGCTCCTGGAGTAATAATTACAGTACGCTGGTTATCACCAACAATTGCTACGCTTGGTGGCACAATAATCGGCAATAGTAACTCTGCGTAAGTACCTGGTTTAACATGAATTGTAGCTGATTGCCCTGATGGTACAGCCGCTACTGCAGCTTGTATACTAGCAAAGGGTAATGATAGGTTAGTGCCTGGATTGCTATCACTGCCGTTTGGTGAAACATAAAATGTATTAGTTGATGCTGTTGTGTTAGACCAAATAGTACCTGTTCCAGCTGCATCAATTGTTAAAGATTTACCTTTATCAGCAGTGCTAAATATTGGGACAACCGCATCACCTGCAAAAAACTGCCATTTACCTGCAGCTAAGTCGGCTGCAAAACTTGCGCCTGAAGTATTAGAAACAAGACAGATGTAGTTAGAACCACCGTTACTGATGGAGTCGTTTACAAGATAACTGGTAGCGGTAGCCCAAGGGCCTCTCCAACGAATACCACTATTAAATATTGCCCATTTACCTGCAGCAAGATCAGTTGCAAAAGCAGCGGAAGAAGTATTTTGGACTAAACACTGGTATGTATTACCGCCAACTACAACAATGTCGTTAATGTAATATAAAGTTGTGGCTGTCCAAGCGCCACGGGTACGGATTGTGTCAACAAACAAGGTCCAATAAGCTGTATTGGTAGGAATATTACCTGTAGTAGTAGCTATACATGTATATAAATTTGCGCCATAAGCTACAAGGTTTCCAGGGAAATACTGTGTTGTATTGTTGTAAACGCTTTGTGGGGAAATACCTTGTACAAAAGAACTCCAGAAAGTAGCGTTGGTTGGAGGATTGTTATTAGTTGTTTGTTTAGCAATGTAAGTGGATGGGCCGTAAGTTACTACGTCGTTTGCTTGGTAAGTAGTAGTAGGGCTATAAACACCTTCAAACTGGATACCAACCGCAAACTGTGACCAAATCAACGGGAACAAATCTGGTTGTTTGTTAATGTTGTCAGCTAATGAAACATAAATTGTTGAGCCGTAAGCAACCGCATCACCAACGTAGTATTGAGTAGATGCACTCCAATTACCAACGAAATTAATACCCTCAACCATTAACGCCCAGTAAGCAGTGTTAGTTGGGATATTACCAATTGTTCTAACGACGTTGGTATACACATATACGTTACCACCGTAACGCACTACGTCATTGAGTTCATATTCAGTGGTAATTACATAATCACCAGCCCAATAAAAACGTAATTTGCCTAAGTCTACAATTGTCGTCATACGAACACCATCTCTAAATGACCTTTAGTTCCCCAACGGAACTGATAGGTACTGGTTGAAAAGATCCAATTCACGTACTGATTTGGGCCTACAATATAAGTTGGTTCTGGTAAAGATACCACACCATTACCATTTTTAATAATATCCACATCTAAATTGCCAGTTTCCTGGGTTAACCTAAATCCGTAAAAAGTCTTACCCGCTAAATCTGTGCCTTCATAAAACCCAGCCATATTAGACCCCTTCCAATGCGGAAATAATAACATCAAAAGCGTCGGTAATACCAGCAAATGTATTAGCTAAAAGGATGTCCCCTGCATTTACAACAAGTTTATTACCTGCTATTAGGGCCGCAGTATCTGCGGGTTCTACGTATTTATTCTGTACAAAAAAGGTATCTACCCCACTGCGCCTGTGAATAATACTGACGGGGAGCGCACTACCATAAATATTGGTTACATTAATGCCGATAACAACGCCTTTTGACCCCGCAGTATATATTGTTACTGGGGTTCCGCCAACATCTCTAGTGGTTGTGCTTATAAAATTTGCCATATTAGCCACCTAGTGCAATTGCATATATGATAGCAGATCCAGCTGGGTCATAGACCAAAGAGCCATCAACATTATTATAAACAGCTCGTTCAGCTGGTAAATCACAAAATATTTCCTTAGTTCCAGCGGCAAAATTAACTAATGCCCCGCCGTTAGAACTTGTAAACACGGAATCCCGAGTAAGTTGCGTACCATTAAAAGTACCTGCTCCAACTTCCCACTCACCTGCAGCATTATTTGTAATTACATAAAAGGTTGTATTGCCTGTACCAATAGCAGCTGCAAAAGTAGTAAAGCCTGTGAATGCACCAGAAGGTGTGGCAGGGCCTGTACCTGTTACGGTAGTGACCTCACGGACTCGATCTGATACGACAAATGCCATATTATGTTAAACGGATAACAGCGGTAGTTGCAGTAGGTGCTGGGAAGATAATAGTGAAATCACCGTCCGTAGCAGTCTTATCTGAGCCAAAATCAAATACAGCAACAGAAGCGTTTGAAACCGTTGTTGTAGTGTTGTAAATTAAACACCCACGAGCCGTCAAAGTTACGCTTGGAAACGTTAGATCGTTAAAATCCAAAATAGCTGTATTGGTAGACAAAACAGGGCTAATGCTGGTTAAAGCAGAACCACCTGCGGGGTAGTTAGTACCTGTTGAAGAAACTTCACCACTGGTTGTATACGCAGTTGTGCCTGCCCCGATTGTTGCTGACGATGTATACAGGGCTAGATAAAACGTATTGCCACCTGGGTTATTAAAATTGTGAAGAGATTGAAACAACTGTTGTTTAAAGCTGTTGCAAATTGCTTGTGAAATGGCCATATTAAATCTCCAAAAGTTTTACTAATTCCGGATGTCCGGAAGTTCTAAATGTATTAGCTAAAGTCGTACGATCCGATTTAATAGCCTGATTCATGTAATGCACAAGGATCTGCCTAATCTGTTCCCGGAAGGCGTTAGCTTGTTCTTTAATCGCTGGATGAGTAGTATCTCCAACATACAAAATGCGATCTAACGCATTATTAGCAAGTTCTTCTGGTGTGAACCCACGATTGTTAGTTGTCTGTACCTGTAAAATACCGGTCTCTGCTTGAGCTTCGATTTGCATTTTAGGTTACCTGTACCCTTACTTGTCCACTGCGATAAGCATCTTGTCTGTTTAAACCATCACCTAAGCGTTTCAGTTCAGCTAGTGCTTCACCATATTTGGTGTTGTACAGGCTGATTAGGTCTTGCTCGCCCTTCATGAAAGTATATGCTTCCACGAGGCTGCCGTAAAGTAATACGGAAGAAAAATGAGTTCCCAGCCAGCTAGTACCTGCAGTTGCAATAGTTTGTGGGTAGTAGTAATAATGTAACTCTACGTTGTAGGTGTCATTAGGGGTAGGTCCCATAATAAAGCTATTTGCATCAAATTGACCATAAAACTTAGGCAATCCAATATCTGTGGGATTGGGGTAGCATTCCCGGATGTAGTTAACGTCTTTATTTAATAGGTAATTCTGAACTCCATCCCCTGGCAAAATAACTGCAAAAGAATAGGTAGACAGATAGTCTGGAGGCAGTGTTAGGTATTTATTGCCTGCAGTGGTATTACCAATTTGATTGCGGCGCAAGGCAGGGATTTGAACGGTGTTGTAAATACGCTGTTCTGCTTGATCCACAAATACAGGGATATTTGCGACAAAATTCGTCTCAAAGTTTTCTGTGTACTGGCAAATGGCGCTAACTAGCTCTGTATAGTTCATTATTTATTCCTACAGTACCCGAATTAAAGCTTCACCGGCTGTGTTATTTGGTAGTACCAGATTCAAAACGGCAGTCAATCCTGGGGTCATGTTTTGACCAAAATTATAAGCTGCCACGGCTTTGTTTCCCTTGCTACTATTATAAATCAAAGCCCCACGAGTAGTAAACGTCACCCCTGTCCAAGTGATAGGGGTATTGAATGTAATAAAAGCAGTATTTGCGCCTGTGGTAATTGTGGCTCCACTAAGGGCTAGTCCACCTGCTGTGTAGCCACCACCAACAACTTCACCTACAGTGGTGTAAACAGTGGTGTCATGACCAAGCACAGCGTCAGAAGTGTAAAGTGCAATCTTAAACGTATCCACCAGGAAGTTATGCACTCCCTGATAAAGTTCCCGTTTAAAAGAAGTTGTTTGGGTTTGAATAATTGCCATTATGAGGATACCGCCCTTATGTTACCTACGTAGGAAGTAGCCGCTGTGGGAGCAGACAAAGAAACAGGGATCATACCGTTTGATCCAAAAGCGCTTGCCCCTATTTGGCCTATAAAAACATTATAAGCATCATCCGGTAAAGGACGGGGTTCAAACAGTGCAGTTGAATCAGAAACATTGCGCCGAGGCTCTAATTGAGGCTGTTTAGGCTCATAACAAAAAGTGCAAACCTTAAGGTTATTCCACTCTTTTTTGAGGTCATTAAGCAAAAATCGCTGTCCACAGCGATCACACGCACCCCAGGCAAGTTTACCGGCAGCGTATGACATTAGACATTACCCCTCGCATCCGGTACAGCGTAGTAGCTTGCTCTGTCTACGTCAGCATCGGATACACGCTTCCAATCCTCTTCGTACAGCTGTTTTAACAGAACTGTGCGATCTGGAGCTTTCTTCAAAGACAAGTAATAAGCAAGCCCTGAAGCTAAGCATGGGAGGAAACGGAAGTTTACGTCAGCCGTGTTTGAAAACGAACCAGCATCTTCAATTCTACGAATGCCATAATATACAAACGTGTATTGAATTGAATTATCAGGACATGGGAAAAAGAAAGCCTTAGGCTGAATTGTTCTCTGGAAATAGAACTGGGCTGGGCGACCTTGCGTGCCTGCTTTGTTTGGAGTGTGTAACCACTCTGCCTGGCTAAAACGATTTAAGGTTACGTCAAAGTATTGGCTTCCTACTACGCCCGTTTGCGGGGAACGAATTACAGAGGAAAGAACATCCACTATGTTCTTAGGAATGTCGTACTCAAAAACACCTGGAGTTAATAACTGCTCATGCTGCTCAATAGTCCACAAATTTAAACCACGGCTTGCCCACTCTGCAAAAAGCAGATTTAAGGACCGGCGAGCAGTCCTTAAGTCATAACCTGTTCGAGTCTCAATACCGCAGCGCTCGTAGGCTTCGGTAATAAGCTCCTCAATGTCCAGGTCAAAGCTAGTCGTACCTGAGGTAGCCATTGATTACCAGCTAGTAGGCTGAGGAATACGCTTTTGTGCAGGGGTGTCTACAGTACCGTGTACTTTTTGAGCGTTAAAATCAACGTCTACTGGAGCTGGTTTTTTAGCCTGCTCAGTAGTCTCAGAAAATACTGCACCAAAACCTTTAATTGCTGCACCTACGCCACGTTTTTTAGTCATTTTATTGCTCCTTAGCAAGCACTACGTTTTTTAGTCATACCACCGTTTTTCTTATGCACACCTTCTGCTTTTTCGCCTTTTGCATAATCTTTCATAGAGATTTTGCCGGATTTAAGAGCTTTTGCTTCTTTCATCTCTTCAGCATAAGTTTCTTTACCGGCAAACAGCTTTTTTGCAGAACCACCTTTTGCATAAGCAGACTGTGGAGCAATCATGGTTAGATTGCCTTTCATTTTGCCTGACATCAGTGCACGGCCTTCACGACTTTTTTTAGCAGTACCTGTAGCTGCTGGGGCAGTTTTGCCATCAGAGCCTTTAGTTACGCCACCACCAGTAGCTTTTTTCATCATTCCACCATTTCTTGCTTTGATTGGTTTGCCCATTGCCATTAGTTTATGGCGGTTTGTGTTACTTGCATTCATTTCCATATCTGATCCTTATTTTCCCCAATGTCCTGCTACAAATCCTGCTATTCCAGTAAAAGCACTAACTGCTCCACCCGCCCACATCAACACTTTCCAGCCACCACGAGCTTCGGATAAAGTTTTTTGGATATCTTGCAAAGCTGTTTTTATAGCTTCCATATCCGACACCAACTTATCCATATCGTCTTGAAGGTGTTTTATGTCACTAGCGTGGGTTGCCAATTCCCGTGCCGTTTCAATTTCTTCCATTATAAACAGTCCTTAGCCATAAAATACCGTAACACTAGCTAGATTTGTCATAGTTGCATAGATACTGGTGGAACAAAGTACACCATCCCCCGGAACTGTCACATAAAAAGAATTTGGATTTGAGTTAGCGGGTATATCTAATTCAACTACTACGGAACCGCCTGTGCCACCGTCTTTTAACAATAAAGTGCCTGTAGAGCCTGCAGAGGCGCAGATGGCAATTCCTTTAATGCGAGACCTACCTGCAAAAATAACGCCTGAAGCATTTAAGTGCGTACTTTTTACGTCATATTGAAAACTCATAATTAATCTCCTAGATTATTGGGGTAAACCCCTAAAGATTAATTAAGTTGCTGAAATAGCTGTGCCAGCAGGAGAAATCCAGTTTGTACCATTACCAACAGCAACGCATGGGTTACCAGCTAAGCCATTAGATACATAGATTGTCTTGCCAATAGTCTTAGGTGTTAAAGCGTTAGCTGTGGTTACTGTGTAAGCTGGGAGAGTAACAGAACCGGTTACAGAACCGGTTACATTACCAGTAATTGAACCGATAAAGCCGTTTGCTGAGGCCACTGGGCCTGTGAACGAGGTACGTGCCATAATAAATTGTCCTTCATACAAAGATATAGCTCATTAGTCTTGTATGCGTCTGCCGGGGCAGTCTAATAAGCCGGTTTTCCCCGGTTTCCTTTATATTAACACTATTTTAGTTTTGTGCAATATATTTGTTAAAATAACTAGGAGGGGCCGGGCCACGTATTGGCTTTAAGTTGTATTTTAACGGCCTGCTCACCAAATTTGGAGAAGTAATGAAAGGTGTTAAATGGCTAGGGACAATCTTGTGTTTGACTGGCATATGTTTAACGAGTTTTAACGTATACCCTACCAATATTATCCTCAGTTTGATTGGTAGTGCATTATGGACTTGGGCGGGGTGGTCACAAAAAGACACACCGCTTTTTTTAGTTGAAGCAGTAGCCGTAGCATTTTATCTTGCTGGTGTTATAGCACTTTTTTACTAGAGGCCGTATGACTACTATTGTTGGCGATTGGACTAATAAAATACTGGTAGCAGATAGCCAGTTTACCGACTCTGATTCAGGTATTAAATACTTTGAAGACAAGATATTTCCTATAGATGGGGGTTGGATGGGTGTGGCAGGTAATTATTGCGATGCGGAAAAAGTTTTAGATTACCTAAACAAAAAAAACAAGACTAAGCCAAAATTAAAATCTGACAGTTCGTTTTTAAAACTAACTAAAGAGGGGTTGTTTTCTTGTGGAGACGATCTTGAATGGGAAAGGGTGCGAACTTTTATGGCTATAGGCTCAGGGGCCATGGCTGCGGAGGTTTGTATGCGTATGGGCTTAACCGCTGAAGAAGCTGTTGGCTGGGCCTGTAACGTGGATGCTAACAGCCACGGGCCAATCAAAACATATAGAGTAGAAGATGCCGTATAAAGATCCTAAAACTAGAAAACTTAAACATGCGGAGTACAGCCGTGAATATTATGAAAAAAATGGTGATAAGGTTAGAAAACGAGCAGCAGAGCTAAAACGAGAAAAACGTGCTATTTGGAGTGCGTTTAAAAGTACGATTAAATGTACAAAATGTGGGTTTTCTCATCCTTCAGCAATTGACTTTCATCATATAGATCGTACAAACCACAAGTCAGTAAATCTTTTAGCACAAAGTGGAAAATACAAAGAAGCATTGGAAGAAATTAAAAAATGTATAGCCTTGTGCGCTAATTGTCATCGAATCCACCACCACGAAGAACGCTTAAAGAAAAACCCCGCCTAGGCGGGGTTTTTCAATGGTACTAGGAGTATTAAGCTCCAGGTGAACCATAGATACCACGTGGGTCAGACCAGCCGAAGCTGTAACGCTCACGAGCTTTGTAACGTACGTTACCTGTATCGAAGTCACCTTCGAAGGCTGTACGAATTGGAGCACGTTGGAACATCTTGAGACCATTAGGAGCGTCAGTCAAGAGGAACCATGCGTTTACGTCGGTCAAGTAGTGGTTAACTACGAAACCATCAGGAATCAAGCCCATAGACTTAATTGCGTTGATGTCATTGTCTGCAGTTGCAGTACGCAATGTAGACTTCATCAAACGCTCAGCAGTAAATTGGAGTTCTTTTGGAACTACCAACTTCTTACCAACCAAAGCGATCTTCAAGCCACGCTCATCAGTAAAACCAGCGATATCAATAATACCTTGCTCGAGCGAAGTTTCGTTCAAGTCAGAGTTTACCAATGGTTTGTTGCTGAAGTTAGGACCTAAAGCTGTTGGGTGAGAATCGGAACACAATTGTACGCCGTCGCCACCTTTGTAGTTGCTGTCAAACGCATTGTTCAATACGCCAGCACCAAATACTTGCTTGGTGTGAGCCATTGAACGGGCCAAAGCCTTAGTATAGCGGCTTGCCAAACGGTCATAGAGGTTATCTTCAATCGCTTCTTCAGTGATTGAGAATGCCAATGCGATAGTCTGGTGTGTATAGCGAGCTGTGAAAGATTCTTGTGCAGAATCATAATTCACACCAGCGCCTTCAGCCTTAACTGGGGCTTGACCGAAGCCGGTCAACATAACTTCTTCTTCAAACGCACGCTCAGAATCTTCGATTTCAAAAATTTCTTCGTGTTCGTTTTCATAACGCTTGTACTCAAGACCGAATAAAGCGTTAAGACCTGGTTCTAGTTCTTTAACTAGTTGTGCACGTGTAATAGCCATTATGCAGCTCCTGCAGTAGGTGCTTTATACAGATGCTCATTGATCGTTACGATCAAGTCAGCGTACGCAGCGGTTAAGTCATTGTTACTTGGATCAGCAGTAACACCTAAAACTTTTACGTTGAGTGCTGAAGCAGCGCCCAAAGTACCAGTGCTAAGTTCTAATCCAGAAACGCCTGTTGATGTGTTACCAGCAACTGTTTGTACCAAGTCAGCATTACGGCCGATGGCTGTTACGCCAGCTATGCCAGAAGCTTGTACGAGGAACTGTGCATAAGGATCGTCAACAACTAAAGCTACGATATCAGAAGCAGCTACGCCGCCTGGATAGTAGTTTTTCCATGTTGGCTTACCTGTCGTTGGGTCAGTGTACTGACAACCAATGAACACGCCAAGAATATTGGCTGAACCAGGAGTTGCTTTAATAATGTAGCCAGTAGACGCAGAACTACCGCCACCAGTAACATCGAATGTTACGATATCGCCTTGAAAAATAGCCGTTGCAGTACCAGAAGCGATGGAATACTTAGTATCACCATCACTGTTGTAGTTGCTTCCAACTTTTCCTAAAGGACGAAGACCAAAGGCTTTGTTAATATTTGCCATTGTTTTTCTCCAAAATTAATTTTAATTAGCTCTTGTTGTTATCACCAGAGCCACCAAATGAAACACGGGTATTACGTTCAGGACTTTGGAAACGCATACTTGAATGTGCATTTTCCTTCATCATGTTGTTGTCTACTGCCTCAATCTGGTCTCTTGCACGCTGTCTGTAATAAGCTTCACGTTCAGCCACAGTTTCCTTAGGAATCTTAGCTAACAGCAAACCACCTACACCGACAACTCCTTTATGACGGCCTTCTTCGACTGCAGGCATCGTATCTTGATACTCTTCTCCAAGCTCTTCTCTCTGAACGAGTTCATAGCCTTCACGGAGTTTTGTATATACGTTCTGCTTGTCTTCAAAGCCTTGAATTTCGGCACGAATCCAGCGGTACTGATAGCCTTCTGGGGCAGGAGGAGCATCCAAACGGGAAGGTGGAGCCCATGGTTTACGTTGCGCCGACTTTGCACGGGTTTCCCCAGCACGAGAGCTGCGTTCAAATTTAACTTTTTCTACCATGATCTTATTCCTTTACGTATTTGGCATATTCCTCAATAGGAACACCAAGTTTTTTAGCAATAGCGACTTGACTGGGACTCAGCCTTACGCTGCGGCGTGCATTGTTATTTACCCCGGATGACCGGGCTGCAGGAGCAACGGGTTGCACGGACCGTTGTTGCCTGTTAGGTTGTGCGGCAAATTTTTGTGGGAACTGAGCCCGAATTCGCCGATTTAACTCATCATAATACTCATCTGATGATCCGTCAAACCCTTCTGCTTCACGAAGTTGTTTATCAATTCCCCAAGCAGCGTAAGTCATGGTGTAATCTTGGCCAAACCAAGTATTTTCTTCCGCCCATGATTCTGCTTTTGGATCAATTTTAGGAGCCTGGGGCTGCTGATATTGAGGTTGTTGATAAACCGCTTGCTGCTGCGGAGGGTTATAAATAGGTTGCTGTGGAGGTACTGTCAGTCCTTCAGGAGCCTGATTTAGGTAATCCTGGAGTTGACGTTGCTCATGTGCCAAAGAAGCCAAACGTTCTTGAGCTTCGGTTTCAGTGTCAATATCACCTTCTTCACGGGCACGTTTGATAATCTGGCGAATGGTCATAAGCTGGGTATCTACACGGCTTTTTGCCTCAGCCAGGCGGCCATAATCCGAGCTAACTGCACGTTGTTGTGCTTGATTAGCTTGAGTTTGAACACCTTTTGCGTATTCAATAGCTGCGTGCTCTCGTCTTTCGGCTTCCCGGAGCTTAGAGGTTAACTTATCAATACGCTTTTTAACACTCTCGCTATATTCTTTAAGTTCTCCTGCTTCGTCCGTTTTTGTTTCAACGGGGGCTGGTTCGTCTTTTGGCTCGGCTAAAGCAGGGCCTTGTTCTGGTTCAGCATCCTCTACTACCTCTGCTTTACCATTTTCATCGATATCAACATTAACATCACTGTCTTCTTCGTTGCCTACTTTAATATCGTAGGTGGGGTTTGCTGTTACGTTAGACATATTTTTCCTTTACATGTGCAGAATATCTTCTGGGTCATTAACAATGCCGACAATCTCATCATCATTGAGAATTCGAATCTCGCCACCATCAATATCTAAGCGTGCTCCAGCATAACGAGCAAAAATTACCCAATCACCCTCTTTACACCACGGGCCTGTTGGGAATTTGTCTTCGTCTCTATAAGCCAAAGGACCTACTTTTAACACATATGCACATACTGTGGATAACTGTGTCTTTTTACGGGTCTCTTCTGCCAAGACAATACCGCCTTTAGTTTTTTCTACACCCCTGTATGGAAGGACAGCAATACGCCAGCCTGTTGGGGTAGGAATACGGTCAAGAACGACCTCATCCAGCTTGGAAGGGTCTAAGCCATCTTCCGTGTACGCATCATCTAGCTCAGGGCCTTTTGCGGCTTTTTCGTCAGCCCACTTCTGCTCCAAAGCAGTTAGCGGCTTAGATTCTAATAAATCATTCATCATTTCACAGCTCCTCCAGGGTTAATCAATGTCGCCTTTACTCAACTTGTCTTGCACAAGTTGTTCAACAAATGTATAGCCCTCAAGCCTGCCCATCATCTGACGATATTGCTCCATATTCTTCATGGAACCAGATGTGACAAGGTGTTCTGTGTCATGACGTAAACGTCTTATGTCGTGAAGCAAGTCTTCTACAAACTTGAGCATGGTTTCCTCTTACCACGGGCGGGAGAACTTATAGCTTCTCCCGATAGCTAGTCACTGTGATTATACACAGCCTGTAAATAAAACCACTATTTTTTCTTAGCAGTCTTTGCTGACTTAATAAATGCTTGTTTTGTTGGAGCGCCCTTAGTTCCAGGTTTTCTCATTTTTTCACCTGATCCTTCGGCAATCCGTTTTTTCTTTGCGGCGATATTGGCATAAAGTCCGGGTTTCATGAGCATTTCCACCTTTTTAAACTTGCTGCTTTACGGGTTGGTTTGCCATTCTCATCTTTCATGGGTCCTGGCATACCAGACATTCTTGCACAGAATGATTTTTTACGAGCACCGCCCTCAGGCTGGGGAGCCTTTAGATTCGAGCCAGTAGCTTTGTTATATTTAGCCCGACCTTTGGCGGTAAGCCCAGCGCCCTTAGATACAGGCAACTTCTCACCACGGCCAATTGCCAGCGAAACACCTTTTTTAGCCATTAATAAAGTCCTACAGGTAAGTTTCCATCACGTCTAAAAGTTACTTTACCACCACGTTTGTTGATCTTAGCTTCCTGACTAGTAACCATAGAATCGGGCGCTTGGATTTGCTTAGCTGTGAAACCTTTTTTAGACATTTCTTTAATCTCGCCGCCTTTTGCTTTCTTAGTTGCCCCCGCCTTGTTGTAAGCGATGGCGACCGCCTGCTTGACCGCAGCCGCTTTAGACTTAGGCTTAGACGTACCGATGCGGCCACTGCTCTTGTAGGCATCTACTACCTCCTTAATATTGCTACTCATTACTTTTTGACTTTTACCGGATTTGAGAGGCATTTTGAGCTCCTTGTTTTTGCATGGCCACCATTAGGCGTTCATTTGCAATCTTTTCATTGGATTGAATTTTTTGCAAGTCAATCTGATCTTGCTTTGCTTTATCAGCTTGATCTAACTGCATACGCTGAGTTTCAATTTGAGTCTTCTGCTGATCTCGTTGAGCGCTTTGCTTAAGCTCTTGCTCTTTAAGTTTAACCAGTGGATCGCTTTGGTCACCCAAAAGTTCTTCTTGAACTTTTTTAGCTTCTTTGAGGTTTTCTACAACCTTAATAGCAATCATGGCTTCACGCTGTAAATCAGACACGAGGCCTTCAGGGTCTGTGCCATAGCTCTTAAAGATTTCAGCTTCTGTGTCTTCCTCAGCCTTGGTCTTAATGTGGTCCAAAATGTGTTTTTGCAGCTGCACTGCAGACATTGGGTTAGCTTGCAGGATTGGGGACATGCCTTGGATTAGGTGGCTCATAATATGAGCGTCATGTTGTTGGCCTGCAAAAGCCTTCAATGCTACACCATCCAATACATCCGCATTTTCAGATGCCGGGTCTTTTGGCATGTCTGGATTCTGTGGAGTCAGGATTGAATCGATGTGCTTAGTTCCCAGTGCTTCGTACACTCGGCGATATGCCTCGTATAAGTTGTGCATTTGTGGGGCGCTCTGAGCGATCTGGAGCTGCGTTTGAGCCAAAGTGATACGTTGGGCTGACGAGAATATATTAGGGTCAGCAACAGGCTGTACGTCAACGCTGCCGTCAAAGTCAGAACGCTTAATCTTGCGTGATGCGCCTGGAACATCGTATGGGTACTCTTCAGGGAGAGATTCACCAAAACCTTCAGCCAACAATTTGAATTCAAGCTTCTGTGCATAGTGCATACGCTTGTGAATTGCTGACATAACGGTTGCGCCTTTTTCAAGAAGCGCAATTGTTGTACCTACTGCTGCATTTTGATTGCCATCACCTACTTGCATGTCGGCAGTAGAGGCTAAACGCTTGCCTGCTTCTACACAGAAGCCCATCAATGTAAATAATGTCTGGCTTGGGTCTTTGTATGGCAACGGGAGCATAGAGCTTTGGAGCTCAGCGCCACCTACGTCAATATCACGCCACTCGCCTGGCTGTAACGGAATGTCACTGTTCTCAATCCGAGCACCTTTAGCTTTAAAGCCTGCCGGTAAGTTAGCCAAAGTACCTGCATCAATCAATTGACGCATTGCGGAAGTAGCAGACTTAGTTAAACCACCGATTAAGTGTACAAAACCAAGACCATAGGCTCCAGGACCTTCAATTAACACGTAATGCACAAACCATTCTTTACGTTGTTTGTTTAGAGAGTCTTTTTTCCAGTTACGACGGATACCTACAACCTGATTGCTGTGCTCTTCAATCGTAATGACATAAGGAAGCTTGATACCAGTCTCTTCGCCGTCTTCGTTTTTGTCCTCAAAGCCTATTAAGTCCCATTCGACGTTAAATTCAAGTAAGAAAAGCTCTTCAGGATCGCTGGAAGGTACAACACCTGTAATTTTATTTAACGCATCTTGAATTTGATCGCCAACGTTACCCTGGGAAGGCTCTACTTCAACGTCACGGTAAAAACCGCACGCTACAAGCTTCTTATACTCGTTTACATCCATTGGAATACGGTGCGTAATGCGTGGGCACTTGGACATCACCGAAGAACCGTTGTATGGGATGAACAAATCGTCAGGAAGCACTAACTTGCTGACCATTTTGTTAGTTTGTGGGTCTTCATAGACCTTTTTGAACGCAGAACCACCGTAACCAGAGTAAAACAGGAGCTGATCAAACTCAGGAGTGTATTCCTGCATCTCGCAGGTGAGCTCAAAGTTCATAAACTCTTTAACACGCTCAGCTTTTGCTAATTTTTCACGGGTTTCCTTGCCAAGTACCTGGGTTTTTACAGGTCCTTCGGCTGGCATGAGCTCTTTGAATGCTTGTGCCTGGAATTGGATGATGGCTTCAGTCAACATTGGGTGTGAAGTACCGCAAGCACCCTTAAATGGCTTGGTTCTCTCTTCATAGGAGAAGCCTAATAGCTCAAGGCCCTTGGAATATTGCTTTTCCCACTCACCACGAGAAGCTTTATCAGCGTCATACAGCGCTAAAAGCTCGGAAGAAATGAATCCGAGCTCAGATGGGTCAATTACTTCCGCTAAATTGGCATCAAAAGGTACTTCTTCGTCTTCTTTTTCACCTAATTCAACGGTTGCGCCACCGTCTTCTTCCAAAATGACTTCAATATCAGCGTCTTCAGGCTTTCTATAAGCCTCAGGCATCTCGATATCGATTTGTTCTTCGTCTTCGGGGCGGGATTTATGAATTGCCATGTTTATTTATCTCTCCACTGAGGCGGAACATGCGATGGCCTCTCAGTAATTGTCAAATTCTTGCCAAGTTTAGCTGAATAATCATCTAAAAATGCGTTAATTTCTCCAAAATATTTCTCAGGGTTGTTATTTGCAGTGCCTTTTATCTGTGCAACCCGAGTAAATCCTTCTGGGGTTTTCTCAAGTTGAATAGTAACATGCGGAATACCTTTTTTATCTCTTAATGAAATAATTTTTGTAGTACCTTTAGCTACCGCACTACAGTAGTTAGAGCCACCAACGCAATGGCCCATGATATTACCTTCCAAGGATAACGCATCCGGGGTGCGGACATCGACCCAAGTATTTTTTTCTAAAGATAATACAGGCTCTGTTCCGTTAAATAAATCTTTACGACTAAACTTTTCAGGGTTTTTTCTAGCTTCGGCCATTCTGACGTGCCATTGCTTGGCTTTTACTGCTACATCTACTACACCCATATTTTTAATTTCAGCCGGAGTGCGAGTAAATAAATAATCCCGCATCTCGTTAATAGGCAGCATACGGCTTGCACCGCCAGTAGAAGCATAAATAGGTTCGCCTTTAGCAACAGCTTGACGTACATGCGGCTGTAAATCCGTTTGATTTAACAAGCGTAACAACTTTCCAGCTTCGCCTTCGGCCACGATATCTTTAAATCCTTTTGGTCCGTAAATGCTAGAATATTTTTTAAGATCAGTAGGATCAATGCCAAAAGTGTTGGCCATTAAAGTGTCTTCCCCAGGAGATTGTTGTTTAATTAGCTTTTCAATATCCTTTTCTATGCCGTAAAGAGTTTTTCCCGTTCCTTTAAGAGCCGCTGTAGAAAACACTGCTTGAACATTGGTACTAGCGTCATAAGCCCGACGTAAGTTTTTGATTGCTTCTGGATCACCGGCACGAGCTTGAGCTATTACTGTGTTATTTGCAATTGAAGGCTGAATACGATTTTCAAGGATTGCTTTAAATAATGGATCGTCTGGAGTGCCGTATTGATTCTGATAGAAGT